ATCATGCTTGACCAACTCGCTTGACTTGATTGCGTAATCAGTCTGCTCAAACGTATCAGTAAGGGTTTTTCCTACTACACGGAATGTAGCGTCCGTAACAAAGACTTCATCGGGGAAGTACTGGAAGCGACCAGACGTATCAAGATACGCCCCAGTAGCCATAAAGATGTAGTACAGATTCGCAACAGGCACAACCGCAGTAACAACTGCGTTAGCGATCGATACAGAGCTTGCAGCGGCTAAAAGGGCAGCCGAAGTCTCGGCTACCGGCGCTACGATGAAGACGCTTGCCCTTGCCCTAGTTACAGCCGTCGAAGCTGTAAGAGCTGTTCTGACAACCGTCACGCCCATTAGAAGTCCTCACGGAGCTTGAACTTGAGCAGGTCGTAAACTGTTTGAACTGTAGTGTCAGAAAAAGTAATCTGAATCTCGCCTTCGTAGTCGCCAGCTTCACCAGCGAGCATCTCAGGAGCGGAAGCGGGGTAGAAAGCCACTTGGCCGTTAGGGCCGTCAGTAACCGTACCAGTAACAGTTGCAGTCAGTTCGGTGGCACCAGCTGCACGAAATTTAAGCAACACAGTAGCGCCTGACAAAGCAATAGGGTTGCCGGTCATCTCATCCGTAATGTTACAGATCAAGGCTGGCTTGGTATCCCCTTGAACCAGTTTAATTTTCTCGGCCATGATTTACCTCAGACTTTAGGCGCAACGCCTGTTGTACCGGCCATTTCAGTGGTCAGAGCGGCTTGGAAAGCGGCATAGTGAGCCTGCGCACGCTGAGCGTTACCGGCATACTCGCTGTCCTTGGTGTAGGCGCGATATAAGATGTAGTCGGCCAGCACGTTGCCGTAGATGTCAGGCAAGCTGATATTACCGGACACAGCGCTGTACAAAGCGCCGTCAGCGGGCTCTGTGATGTCTGTTGGATAGGCAGAGTACACCACCTCCACAGAAGCGCCTGAAGCGGCTGCTGGTGGGTATACATAGAACACTTTGGGATCGCGAGGATCGTACATGTAGTGCAGAATCTCGGTAACGCCTGCAAGGTTGTACCAGTTAGGGCTCTGTGTGTCCAAGATGTTGCGAACGGTCATGCGGACAGAACGCTTCGTGCCAGCCGTATTTCGGATCACATCGATCAGTTTAGAACCGTTGGTAGGCAATGCTTGCTTAGCGCCGCTAGCCAAAGTAATCGTGGCGTTGGTCACCATGGAGTCGGGGCGGTACAAGACCACTTCACGCTGGCCGTCGTTCAGGTAACGAACAAGCTCAGCCACAGGCCAACGAACGGACGTGTTGTCCTGCATTGTCTCAACGACACGGCGGATGATTGATTGGGCTGCAATGGTCATGATTTACCTCAAGCAAAAGGGCGGGCACGAACGCGCATCGAACCACGGATCGAGCCGTAGTTTCCATCGATGCGAGCACTATTGGTTTGTCTGGCTGCGGAGTCAAGCAAATACTTGGCCTGCGCAAAGTTTGTAAAGGGTTGATCGGGAATCTGCATCGCACGGGCGATGGCCATCGAAGTGACAGCATCAGACCACATGTTAAACAGATCATCATCCAACTGCGTAGCGGTCATCGCTGGACGCAAATTGACATTCACTACAACAGTGTAGCGACCGTCTGGAGGGGGCGACAGCTTAAGCGTCAGAACATTGTCTGTGCGGTCTGTGTAGAAGCCGCGGGGTTTAGCATTAGCTGTCGGCAAGTCGTTGCGAATCGCTTCGAACAAACCGGGGGCCAACTCTTTGCCATCTACAGCAACGCTCATCACACGATCAATGTCGTGGTTTGCTGTAGGCGGGTCTAAGTCGTATTGAGAAATACCAACAACAGTCCTGAACGAGTCAAGATTTTGGCGCAGCGCGAGCGAACTTTCGCAGAAGTCAATGGCTGCGCTGACCAAAACTTGATCGACCAAGGGCTCCGAGCAGCCGGGTAGATACGGCAGAATTCTTGAATAAAAGACGCTCAGAGGTTTCATGATGTACCTTATTCGGCAGCAGCTTGAGTAAGCCCAACGACTGGCTCACTAACAATTTCAACAGATTCTACCAGTTGTGCTTTTGTTTTGCGAGTTTTTGTTGCAGCTTCAGCCGCGGCCAAATTGGAGTGTTCGTTGGTCAGCAAGACGCCGCGATCCGTCAGAACCCATTCTGTGTCCTCGAGGCGAGCAACAATAATGATCTCACCTTCAATGTAAACACGGATTTTGTTGTTCAGGATTTCGCCACCAAGACGTTCCATCAGTTCAAGAGCAGTCATATTTTCTCCAAGGTTTAAACAAAAAAGGGGCCCGAAGGCCCCCTCTTTATACCACTATCAGGTGGCTGAGCCAACCACGGCAGTAACCATGGCTTCTGGCTTGACAACCTTGCGGCCATACACAGCCAAACCGCGGACGATGTCGCCGAAGTCTGTCTGGTTACGCAGGGGTTCTGTCTTGTTGATGGTCATCGCGAAGGAAGTGGCGTGCTTAGTGCCAGCAACCATCAAACGACGAGCCTTGGCGTTGGTAACTGCACCGCCAGTGGAGGTAGCAGACAAACCAGCAACCAATGCCTTACCAGCTTCGCCGCGTGGCAGCAAGTTGGAAACATAGACGCTGAAGCGATCCAACATACCGATCTTGCCGGTACGGATGGTGCTTGACTGGTCGCCAGTGAAGTACGCCTGAGCGATGTTAGATTGCATCAACAGGTGACGGTCGAATGGGCTGATAACCAAGAAACGGCCATCTTCAGGAACGTTCTGCTCGTCCAAAACTGTAGACATGCGAAGGATGGCCTTCAACACGTTTTCAGGAGTGGCTTGATCGATAGGAGCGACGTCTGTACCCAAGTTGTAGGCAGCAGAAATCTTACCGGCAGTAGCGCCTTCGTTCTGAGCAGCAGGGCCTTCAGTCACGAAGCTGTTGAAGAACACTTCGTTTTCGATGGCGATTTTCAACTGCTTAGCAGCGTCTTCTGTGAACATGTTCATCAAGTTCATGTCGGACTGATAGGCCAACACGTCATTGACTTGCACGCCGAAGTACTTACCCTTGTTCACTTGCATATCTTGGAAGATAGGAGTGGGGACTTCGTACGACAGAGTCTGACCAACGGTGTAGTCAGAAATGCTGATAGAAGGAGCCAAACGGATACGGACGGTATCGCCTTGGTTCTTCAATTCGCCTTCGTAGTCAGTGTTAGTGACTTCAGACAACATGGTGTTCTGGTAGAACTTAGCCAAGAGTTTGCCTGACCACAGCGTGGGGATAAAGGCACCGGAATAAGAAGGGTTGGTGTCAAATGCACCAGAGCCCGTGACAGGATAAACAGCAGCCATTTTGGCCTCCTAAATAAAAAACAGGTTGGGTAAATGCTGCATGCAGGGAGTTACGCTCGAACGCGTCCTTCTCTGTAAGCCGCATCAATTTCAGCTTCAAGTTTCATTGCGTCATCGCGCTGGCCCCTCGAACTCAGTTCAACAGACTTCTGGAACATTTTCTGGATTTGTGCGTCCGTATATGTTTTAGCCTGCTGTGAAACTGGTGCGTTGGTCGCAGAACGTTTCGGCTGGATTTGTTTTTCAAGCTCAGCGGCTTTATCGCTTGGTTGCTCCACAGGGGCGACGCTCGCTTTGAACATCCCAATGTAGTGTGCAACGGCTTCGGCATCGCCAGTGTTGAACGCTTCTTGTGCAACAGATTTTCTCGGTGCTCGGAGCAGAGGGTCAACCTCGTTCAACCAGTTAATCCAACGTTCGTCGGTGTTAACTGTCTGAAAGTCTGGTACCAAACGGTACAGACGTTGCTCGAAGGATGCCTCTGATACTTGAGAGCCGGTTGTATTGAGTTGCTCGCGCAACTTTTCATTTTCGGCTTTCATAGCGTCGAGTTCACCTCGAAACTCTGCTGCCACTTCGCGGGCAACCTTGCGTTGGACTTCGATCAAGTCCTCACCAAATGCTTGAACATCAGCATCCGTAACCAATTTAGTCGGTTGAGCGGCGGGTTTCGTCTCTGGTTTTGGAGCTTCGGCGGCCTTCTGGAGTTTCTCCATCTGGGAGCGTAATTCTCTTACGTCAGAGTGCAAACGAGGCACTTCAGCGTCGTACATACCCTTGAGGGTCTTGTATTTCTGCTGCCATGTCTCTTCCGGCACTTCCGGTTCAACTGGCTTTTCTGGCTTAACTTCTGGCTGTGGAGCAACCGGCTCAACGTTCTGGGTAGGTTCTGCGGGCTCTGCGGGCTGTGGGGCAGGGTCTTCAGGGGTTGCCTGTGGATTCTGCTGTGCAGCTAGCTGCTTTTCGATCTCTTCCAGCTCTTTCAACTGGGCTTCAACTTGCCTTGGTAACGCCATCAATATCTCCTAAAAGCTCCAACTCTGCTTAGGGCTCCTACTTCGGTCTGCCTGCCACATAATGGTTTGCTAGGACTACAAAATTCGGGTCATTTGACCCGGTCGAAAATCTCGGACGATCTCTCAACCGCCTCGAGAAAATCTGTTAAAACCTCAGCCCGACCCTGCAAACGGTGCAATTTGACTAGATCGTCTGCGACGACGAGGGAGTTTTTGGTCTCCTCTAGCTTCTTGCGGAACAAGTCCAGCAAGGCTCCGTTTTCGTCCAGCTTGCAGCGCTGTAGCGCAAACATGTGCTGGCGGTCAGGCTTTTGGCCTACAAAAATTTTCATATGTCGTATTTATACCACTGACTATTTGACCAGTCAACAGTCTTTTAAACACCATTTGGTCTTGGGGACATCATATTGCCCTCGCGACCGCCTACCTGACTTCCGTCAGGCAACATATTCTTTGGTGCGGGGCCCTGAGTCATACCACCCGGTGCCATACCCGCATTCTGAATCTCACCCATGATCGCTGCCAACTGTTCTTGCAATTGAGCGATGGTCTGCTGTTGTTGCTGTACAACACTGAGTTGCTGACGATCAGGAACGATGCGATCCACATTGCCGCTCAAGTTCTTAGCTTGGTCACGGAGCAACTCTGCAGTGCCGTCCATACCGACGATCTGCTGAGCCACTGGGCTGTTGAGCACAACCTGCAGGAACTCGTTACGACGAACAGCTTCAGCTTCTTTAATCACGAGGCTAGTCGCGCCAGTAGCTACGATGTTCACATCGCCGATCAAGTCAGGGTCTTTGCTGTAACGCAAGTTGTCTTGGTACAAGCGCTCGATGGCTGGCGTGATGACGTTCTTGTCGATGTTGCTGATAACCTGCTTGATACCCTTACCGGCGTTTGAGATCAACATGGACAGACCAGACGATGTACGTCCTGCGCCCGGTGTGTTCTCACCCGTCATGTAACGAGGGATCATCGTGTCTTCGTCAGCGCGTGCAGAGAATTTCTCAAACACAGCCATCAACTCGTTGGCGTTGCTGTTAGGCTGGAAGAATGTAATAGGCGGAGAGTTGTCACCGTAGTCAGAAGACGAGAACTGCCAAATCTTCCAAGGGTGCATGTCAGAGATGTCTTCGCCTGCGGGCAAGCGTGAGATGTTAATTCCAACCTGTGGGCCAGAGCTAATACCCATGTTATTCGCCAGTGCGCGGCCAGATGCGTTCACCATAGCCTGTGCGTCACGGCACAAGTCAGTCACGCCTTTACCGTCAACAGAACCGGGGAGGTTCTCATAGCTTGTGAGGTAGTAAGGCTTGCGACCGAGGGGATCGTAGTTCAGAACAGCACGAATCACAACGTTACCAATAAGCCACACTTCGCATGGATAGCTCAGAGCTGGATCAGGAATCTCTTTCTCAGTCAGGCCCCACTCGAGGAGCAAGCTACCCTTGACAGAGTCCCACAGCTGCAGTGCATCAACCAAGTCGCCGGTGATGGAACTCTCGGTAACGTCTTTACCTTCAGCTTCGGCTTTCGATGAGTCAGACCACAACCACTGCTTCATGCCCATTGTGCCGAAGTCGTTCAGGATTGTACGAATAGCGTCATTGTTGTAACCGGGCACATCGATGAGGGCCTGCAGTGCTTCAGCTGTTAAGCGATGACGCTCGATGACGTAACCATCGCCTAAGTCCCACGACCATGGAGCCCAATACAACATGAACGGGTCAACGCGCTCCCACTCGTTGCGAATCTCTTCAACAGGAACCAGTGCGCCGTTCTGCCACTTCAGAGTTTTGCGCTTGCGTTTGATCGGGCCCTTGAGCACGGCGTATGGGAACGTGACGATGTCATCCAAGAATTCGTTGAACGCTTTATACCAACCGCCCTCGAGCAACTGGTCTTCCATCTTGCGTTCCATGCGGCTAACACGGTCTGCGGATTGCTCACGCATCTCACGCTCAGCTTCGTCTTTCATCTGAAGCGCCATCGTGCGCAACTCTGAGGGACTAGGCTGCATGCCGCCCTGCTGTATGTGAACCATCAACTCGTTGGCCAATCGTGCCTGCAATTCCTGCATGATCTCCGGAGGCATGTCAGGGTTCGGCGTTCCAGCAATCGCCCAAGGCTTGTCAGAACCAGAACCTAACAACGTATCACGCAGCCAGCTTGTCGCTGCGCGGCACTTAACTGAGGTCAGGTTGATATAAATATCGGAGCCGCCCTGCTCTCTGATTTCCTGCAATTTCTCAGGGTCATACTCGCCGTTACGCTGGCGCAGGCACTGCAGCATGCGTTCTTCCAACGTTCGTTTCGCGGTGCGAGCGCTGTCCCATCGAGTGCGGACGTGCGCAGCCAAGCCCTGAATCACGGGCTGGTTCTGCATAGAATCACTACGCTTTTTAGATTCCGCCTCAAGGTCACTTGCGCGGGCAACTGGAATGAGAGCAATACCTGTAGCCATCAGTCGTCCTTAAATAGTTACCGCATTGTACGCTGCCGTGTCAAGCGGTCAAGTGTATGCGTATCGCATTTTT